TTTGTAGTCTGGTGCGACCTGTCTTAGGTCATGTTTTTGGTCAGTCATATTCAGATATTTATATTTTTATAAATATTCCGTCCTCTACCCCACCTGTCAAAAATGACAAGTGGAAAGAGGACAGAATGGCGGTTAATTGTTCTCATTATGTTCTTTTTGGTGGCAGGAATCACACAAAAGCATTCCATTAGAGACTTCGTATCTTAATTCAGGGTATTTTCTAAATCCTTTTATGTGGTGGCAATGTAATGCCCGTCCAGATTTAGATTTAGATAAACCACATCTGTTACATACTCCGTCTCCTTTTTCTCTAACAAGTTCACGCCATTGTTTATACTTGTTTTTATTCCGAAGCCTGTGTATTTCATCCGTAATACCTCCTTGCCAGTTCCAATGCCTCTCCTTACTACGAGCAAGGCTCATTTTCTGAAGTGTTTCGGGTTTATGTTTCTTACCATACATAGGATGGCTCTTTCCAGATTTAAATAGAGTATTAACCCTTTTGCCGGTAGCATAATCCTCTCGTATTTTCTTGGCGTAGGATGCCACCCTCTCATCAGTATCTTCTGTTTTCCCCTTATTCCATGCGACATTACCAATTTTAGATAAATTACCGCATTTAATAGAGCAAGTTTTTCTTCCTTCCTGCCAGTCTTTCAAAGAACAAGTTGACTTCTTCTCAAACTCTTTTCCGCAAATAATACAATTTCTTTTCATAATGCTGATACTTTTTAAGTAACAGCATTATATACTAAGATTTGCTTATTTGCAAAGCAATTGATTATAATACAGCGTCAGAAATTAAGTACCCAGCTTCACTGGCTACAATATTCTGATCGTAGTACCAGCGTCCTGCTCGGATGTAAGTTCCCTCTCGGTCTTCTTCGTCAGTACCTCGTAGTCGCTTTACTTGCATAGACTTTCCAGCCCATACATAATTTAATCCAAGAGTAATGACCTTTGGTCCAACTTTTGGTGCAACGTAAGCTAGAAGCGCAATTTTACCCCAAATGTAGCCCATTGTATCAGACTGGCCCTCAATAGAGGTATTCTTTCCTGCCTTAGCAATGATAACTCGTTCAACATCGAACACTGCCGCTAGAAGCTGTGGTGTTACTACTCCCAGTTGAGAGTATTTTACTCGTTCTATGATAGCTGGATGGTGGATAAGCTGGTCATACACTTGTTTACCTAGTACCAAAGTGTTTGGCATTTGGAAGATACTATCGTGGATGGCTGTCTTTCCTGTTTCAATATCTCCGATAGGATCAGAATTGGTGTAGTCATTCCATTGGTCAGTACCAGTTAAAGTCACCTTGCTACCTGTCGCAAAGTTAGCTGCTGTGGTAAGCAATGTCGCAGCTTCAATTTCACGGCCGATAAGAAGACGATCAACTGTATTTTCAGTAGCGTCTTGGTATGGACTGGTTGGTGTGATTGCGTTATCAACATCCTCGTCAGCCACGAATTGCTTCAAAGCATGGTCTTCACAGAAGTATGGGTTTCCTGTAGTTAGGACTAGACTTACCTCGGATGAGTTAGCTCCTTGCGCTCTCTTGGCATTGTTGGCTGGGCCACGGAATCGTCCACGGTCGTAAACAAAGTGTTTACCAGTTTGTTTGGCAACTGAGAATGATGGTAATACTAACTCTGCAATGTATTGTTCATTAGTGTATCCGATAGCGACGTTAGTCAGTACCGGGTCAACACCTAAATATCGATTGGTCATAATAAATTATAATAATTAAGTAAGATTGGTAATAACTAAGCCTTGTGGTGGAAGTAAGTAAGCAAGACGTTGATTAAATCACCGTCTGCAGTAGCAGCTTCCAGAGCAATTCCTCGTACAACGTCACCGGCTGTCACTGTAGTAACGGCCTTGCCGGCTGTTGTTGCTGTTACATAAGCTCCAATAGCAATAGCCGCAGAAGCTTCAACCTTAGCCACTCCAACGACTGTATACGGTGCAGTATCACCTGCAGCAGCGTCAGTGTCTTGGCTCATCACACCAGCAATTTTGTCAGTGCCAGCTGTTGCTGCTGCAATACCAGTAGATGTTAGTTTAACGAAACGGAACGCAACAATGGCTGCATCTGCCAATCCGCTTTTTGTAAGTAATGGGTTCATAAATGAATTAAATTAAGTTTATTCAGTTGCTGATAATTCTTCTTCGTAAGACTTCGCTAGTGCTGGGTTAGCTGAAAAAACCTTAGTTAAAGCCGTACCATAACTAGACTTACTCTCCGACATTTCCTTCTTCACAGCGACATCAACTCGTGCAACCGCACTAGAGTCAGCTTCGCCTCCATCGTCTCCAAGTTCAGAGAACATTGAAGTGTCTGCCTTAACCGCCAGCTTCATCAGTTCAGTAAAGTTCTTGCGTTGGGCCTCAGAAAGTGAGACCACAAAAGAGTCAAGCTTTGAGTTTGCAGCCGGAGTAAATTTTCCTTCGGGATTATTAGTGCTGAAAGTCAAACTTGCCACCAAAGCAGCCCGCTCACTAGCTTCAATCTTCTTAAACGCTTGGGCTCCCTCTTTAGCCATCGTTCGGAGTGCAGTCGCTTCCGCAAACGACATAGTCACGCTCTTTTCAGAGGCGGCTACTGTTTCAGCTGGAGTTTCTTCCTCGGCTGGAACTACAATCTCGTCAGTTACAACTTCCTTAGCTTCTTCCTCACCTAGAACGTCTGCAACCGCAGTTTTCTGTTCCTCGGTTAGTTCTTCTTTATGTTCAACTAAAAACGCTTTTTCCTCGACAGTTCGAGATGCTGCGTCCTTAGCTACAATTTCTTCGATAGTCATATCGTTGTTATTGTTATCATTAAATTGGTAAAGTACTTCGTCATTCTTCACAGCAAAAATATCTTTTCCGTTTGTTTCTGAAAAGGCGAGATTGTTTTCTAGGTTCTTGAAGAAAGGATTGTTTGTTAAAGCTCCCCCAGAGAGAACATTGCGCAACACAATATTATTTTCTTCATCTTTCCAAATAGGGAAATATTCCGCTGAAAAGTGGTCAAAAAGTTTCTGGCTCAAAAGAGACAAACCATATTCCGTCCACTCAACCTCGCCCCACAGTCCCTTTACGTCTTTCCAGACTTTTGTAAACCAACCCACAGCTGGTGTCTCCTGGAAAGAGTCGTGCCCAGCAGTGATAGGGACACTCTTGCGGACTTTATTGTTGAAATTATCAACAAAGTCATCCATAGCCCGATCATCAATGATGACTGGCTCAGAGTATTCCCACCGTTCAAAAGTTCCGTAAGGCAAGATATGGATTTTGTCCGGTGCTTGTCTGCCGTTAAACTTTTGGCCGAATTGAATCGGAAACGAAACTCGCGAATTGTTCTCACTATTTTGTTTCATATAAAAATTATATCACACATTTGAAATAAACAAGCAAGTCAGTTTGTGAACACGGACAATTCTATGCGGGGGTTTTTCTTATCCTCGAATTTCCGTAAACATAAAGTGTAAATCTGTTTGTCATCTTCCCAAATGATTTTATTCAAGCTATCAAGTGCGAGTTTACAAACATTATCTATATCTGCAATATTTTCATTGGTGAAGTAGATATCTGCCACAACGTCAACTCTGCCAGTAAGTGGAGAAAATATTTTTGCTTTATTCCGTTCAGCAAGCGCCGTCATTTGCCAATCTTTTTTTAGTTCCGCATACTTTTTTTTAATAAAAACGCCATGCTTACTTCTAGAATAGAGAGCATTCACTGATACAGGATTACCAAGTAGGGTTATTTTCATTTTTCCTCTTTTTTCTTCCGCTTATCTATTTCTTTTTGGGCTGGGCTAATCTTTTTAACGATAGGTGCTTTAGGTTGCAGTAGGTCATTTACAGTGTCACCATAGCGGTCCCGTAGTGAATCGGGTACGCCCGTGATTGGCGGTAAGTCCTCCTCGTCTGTAAGGATAGACACCCAGATACCTCGGCAAGAACTATGGAAAATAGTATTTTTAGCAAATTTGTCATCTTTCTCCACAATTCGCCCATCGACCGACAAACAGTAGTTACAAGTAGCCGAGTCCAATATTTCACTGCGCTGTAGCGCATAAATCTTCTCTGGGTTCTTTGTGTATACATCATCACGGCCGTAATTGACGTGAGCTGCCACAATAATGTCTTTGGTATTTCGAACCAGCTTGTCTATGGTATCCCGGGCAACAGCGTTCGCTGCAGCTATAGCCACAATGTGGTCGGAGTCTTTATTGATAGCTTCAATATAGGCGGTCTTGCTCTTGGATGCTATTTCCGCCAGTTGAGCCTCGGCAATAGCATTGGCTTGAATTTTAATGTTCTTTGTCATCTCGGCTGGAGTAGCTGGTGTCTTTATTTTCATTTCATTACTCGCACTTGTTTTCCCCACTTCAAAGCCATCAGACATGGCACCGGCCAAAGCTTTTTCGTATTCCTTTTGTGCACCCATTGTCGCGCTCTTAATGGCCTCAATGTCGCCACTTTTCATCGCCTTATCTAACTTTTCAATATACTTGGCCCGGGCTTCCTGCAGTATTTCCTTGCCGTTTTTATCTAGTCTATCCTCTATTTTATCAAACTCTTTTTCCAGTGAAATAAAATCAACTTTTTTTTCAGCAAAAGTTAGCTTCCGTTTTCCCTCTGGCTTATCTCCAGCTGAGAATACTTTTTTTTTACTATGCGTATGTGAGTGCTCACTAAACTCTCCATCCTCTGGCTCTGGAGTTTTTTCTACTTCACGGACGTCATCATCTTCACGGAAAGGAAGCTTTAACACTTCCCGAAAAAAGCGCTCATCTACATCACCGGGAATGATAGCACCGGAGGATGCTAACTGCGTATAAACATTGGCGATCTTCTCACCATCAGTTTTTATAATTCCCGAAAAGTCTAATTTTGGATACCAAGGTTGTTCACCATAGTTTAAGATGACCAGCTCTTTGATTGTCTTATTGAAAGTACCAGCAATATTCTTAGCTGTCGAAACAAGTGCTTGGAGGAATAGTTCGCTCTGGTCAGACGATACCGCGCGTGATCCACTGCCGCTAGAAGCTCCGAGCTCCAGGAACTGCGCCAAGACCGACTTAGTAATCTCACGGTTGTGGTGGGCTATAGATTTCTCTGGGTCGCGGGTACCCTTTGCCATCATATCCATAAAGCCAACGTCCCAACCCTCTGGGTACATTAAGCGCGCCTGCTCGTTAGCTCGCATATTCTTTAGGATTTTTTCTGCATTTGTTTTATCCGTCTTTGAAAAACCCTCTGGCAAAACAGCATAAGGAACACCAACACCTTGGCGCTCGAAAGCAATAGCGTCAATTTTATAAAAAGTATTTTTGAAAAACCAGTGCTTGTATGCCGACCGCAAAATAGAATCACCCCACCAGTTTTCACCCTCACGCTCGTTGACGACCACCATTAGCTTATCCCCCGGTATCTCCACAGTCAGTCCGTCTCCTCGTACTTGTGTAATGCCAAACTTGGCCTCACTACCGACCGCCCAGTTTTGAATACTTTTAGGTAGGCGAGGCGCCAGCTTCCTCCAAACAATCATTTCCCGCCCATCAATAGTGGCATTACCAAATACCTTTTCAAAAGGCATGACACCATAAGGGAGTGACATCAGGGCGTGGCGCAAGGTGTAATCCCAGCCGTCATCTAAAAATTCAAACAACGCGCGTTCGATAAACTCCGCAATCTGAACATCATTTTTGTCTTCACTAGCTGGAGTAATGAACCATTCAGCAGATTGCACCGGAAGCGAGCATACTCGTACAATAGACCGCACTGTGCCGTCACTCTTATACATCTCATTATATATCTTCACCCCCTTTTCCCCTTGCAGTTTTGTATTGTACTCATCAAAAATGTGCCCAAAAGATTGCTCAACTCCAGTATCGCCAATTTCTAGAGATTGTTTCCTTTTTACCTTTCCAGTCACCGTCTCGGCGGCGGTCACTTTGCCAATAGTAAGTCCAAAGAGTTTCATAATAAAATTATAGCACACAGATACTAAAATCTGTCATTAGTATCATCAGGTTCACTAATCGGCCTAATACTTGTGCCACCAGTTGAAGTTAAGGGCATTTGAATAGACTTTATATTTTCCTCAGGTAGATGCGAAACCTTTTTAGATAGTGGCCACCGGCGAAGCAAAAGCATAAGCGAGTCACAATGGTGATCATCAACCTTGTCTGGTTTATCTGTTCCTGGCTTATAGCGATAACGCTTATGCTGCAAAATAGCAGTAGGCCAACTCATGTCGTGTTGTTCTGGTGGCATAATTAAAAGCTGTCTTTCAAAATAGCTCTTGTAATTCTCAAACATAGCAATCTCTCCCGTAGCTTTGTCGTCTTTTAGTTTAGAGGCTACGAATGGGGTGTCAACAACTTGACAAGGGAACGGCATACTGCAAACAGCCATGCGTTTAGCAATCTCCGCCTTAAGGTCAGCATTTAGAAAGGGATGAGAACTGTCTGTGTATATTTTTCCAATTCTATATTCAAATATTTTATCAGTGATATGAGTAACCAATGCCTCGGAACGCCACTGAGTATAGTCCTTGCAGTAGAACAGCCGTACTCGTCCATTGGGGAGCTTATAGCCCGCATTAAAGGCCGTCATGCCACTGTATCCCCAGTCAATACCAGCCGATGTCTCTCGTTTCCAAATATGTTTTTCTATGTCTGGAAGTGGACCACCCACAATACAAGCTTCTACGTCCTCGGTTTTATTGACCAGCCCCTCTAGCGACCCAGTCGGGTCACAATTGCGCTCGGCCCGGTAATTACGATCAGTTAGTTTGAACTCCTCAACATCTTCCTCTGTATATCTTTCAGGCCAAGTTATTTCTCCTTTACTATTAACCAAAGGGGTTATCAACACTTCTTTTTTAGGGGACTTTTTAGAAACAATTTCGTGTACATTTCCAAGTAAAGACAAGTAGTTGCAGGTGTGCAACTCAACCCCTCCCTTTTCCAATCCGGCGTGAGCAGCACCCATGATAGTGGCTATTTTTATAGTCTCAACTGCTGATTGTAGAGTCACCTCAGTTTCATAATCGTTGTACCACACAAAGTCCGGCCGAGAGCCAATGTCCTGTACCCGCCCACGTTGTGAGATGCGAACGGTGGAGGCCACCACCTTAACTCCAAAGGTAGTGTCAAAGTTTCCCTGTTGCTTCACCTTTTTATTCTCTTTCCCGCCCATATCAGGAAGCACCCCTAGATATACTTTAGAACAGTCGAAAATCATATTGTACAAATCCAGCGTCATCTGCTTACTGTTGGGACCGTCAGCCGATAGACAGAGAAAATAACGTCTATAGTGGTCAATATCATTCAAAATAACAAAAACAATGAACAGCTTAGTCTTTACGTCTTTACCTAACCCTCGCCCGGCTATGTTAGCAAAGGTGTGGATATCTCCCCGGTACAGTGCTATCAGTTTCCAAATCCAGTCACCATGAAACTCCGCGTCTGGGCTTTTATAAGACTCGGGAAATAAATCAGCGGTGAACAGATTGTACTTTACAAAAATACGCTCATCGCTATCGGTCTTCAATGAAAACTTGTACAACGTGCGTTTTTCCTCTGGGGTACCCTCAGTGACAATTCTTCTTACCTCTTGCTCACTTTTTTTTGCTGAAGATATTGTCGAGGAGGCTGTTTTTTGTTTGGATTTTGGCTTTGTCATCTTTGTTGGTAGTTAGGTCCACCGTAGCGTGTTCACCAAAGTCTTCGCGAGCACGTTTATTCTTAGAAAGGAACCAACGTGCTCCCTCTGGTGTATTTAAGTCCTTAATTACTCTCTGCCTAGCAGTTAAAATCGGTTTATTCCTCAATCTCTCTATTTTGTCAAATAGCTCTTTGTTATTTTCTAACCAATTATATATGGTTTGCCTTGATACATCGCAATAATACGCCATTTCTCCCACGCTTGCGTCAATAGCTGCCGCCTGTTCAAGTTTTACACGGTTATCGGGTGTAAGCTTAGTATTAGAGCCTTTATTCGGTGCTATTTTCTTTTTTGCCATACGTTATAGTTTTAGATTCATCCTTTGAATTGTTAGTGTACCATATTTTCCACCTCTTTTTAACAGCTTTTGACGCTCGTTCTTTTCTCTCTTTGGGGGTTAGTTTGTTTGCTGACCTTTTCCCCATTTCAGACATTACTCTTTTGATGTCATTTTCTATACTCATACACTACCGCATAAATGCTTTAACATTCATCTTCTTTGGTTTCTTACCATACTTCTTTGCTATATCTACGGCACGCTCATTACAATAATCTATGTACTCTCCACAAATCTGTACCGCTTCTTCATATAAGATAATTCCAGCCATCATATGCATCTTTGCAAGGTCTGCTTTTTCTCTTAATGCTTGTGCTTTTTTGTTTTTCATATTTGTAGTGCTTATCTTGTATGTCTATAGTATATACTAACTGTTAGTATAATCAAGTGTACAACATACCACACTACTCTTCTTGTGAAGAGTCTATCTTTGCAAAGATGTCCCCCTTTATTCCCCACCCAGCTACTGTTTTATTGACTTGTTTTATATCTCCTTTCCAAAAAACAAGTATATTCTGATGCGTCTTTCCTATCTTGCGCCCAGACGAAAATTGCTTTGTTATCCGCATACCGAGAGTTCCTACCATGTTTACCAATATGATTTCGTTGTAGTAGTGGAGGCCAGCATCTTCGAAGGATTGGATGGTGTCGGCGACAAAGTTTTTGTAAGCACCATTCTTGTCACGTACCTCACCTACTACACAGACAGCAAATGTATTATCTTTAAGTAAGCTCGTAGAACGATCTATAATGTTTTTATATACTTCTAGAAAGGTTTTATACTCCATAGTTGATATATCCCGTAGGTCGTCACTGTATACCTCTAGGTCGGCGTATGGCGGGCAGGTCATCAACATATCGAACTGCGTGTCACTAAAATGGTCTTTTACGTTTAGAGCGTCGTCCGCTACCCACACTGGCATTGGTGTGTCAGTTATTAACTCGTTACCTTGCTCTATGTTAGCGGCTACCTGCTCTGCACGTAGCTCGGTTGCTTTGTATTTGTGACCTAGCTTGCTAGCTACAATGCCCCGCACACTACCGCCCGCGAAAGGGTCAAGAATAGTTGCTTTCTGAGGAGCAAACCATAAATACATCAATTCACACAGCACTGGGTCAAAAATAGATGTCCCGGTAAGTCCGGTATCGGACTTATATTCAGTGTTCTGTTTCTGGGAAAGCAACTTCAATCCACTTGAACGCTTATTTTTGTTTTCTTTGTCTTTGTTAGCATAATAACCAACGTTACCTAGCAGGTCGTCGCTACGTCCTTCCTCACTTTTAATACCCATGTCTAGCCACTGTCGCTTCCGTTCCTGCCATTCTCCTCTTCGGGTGTCTAAAACAGAAAATGGAGCCATTAAAAACCTATCCGTAATGATTCCTTGCTCAAAATTATCGTACTTATCTATAATCAAATCCTTATCAAATCCTGTTAGCTCAAGCATAGGTTCGGATAGGTCTTTCAGTTCTTCTATCACCAAGTCCATCTCCAAGCCCGTCATGGCATTGAGTTGGTTGTCGGCTAGACGTAGTGCTTTCACTTCTTTTGGTGATAAGTCGTCAGCTAGTACATAAGGAATGGTCTCCTCACCCTTGGCTGTGTGCGATTTTGCTTCAAGT